ATGGCTGCGACGCGTGGGCCGGCCCCGGTTATCTCGAATTTCTTCCAGTGGCCGCGGTTGAACATGTAGCGGTTGTCGTCAAAGCCGAACTTCCGCTCGGGCGCCCACTGCGGTTTGCCCAGGCCGTCGAGATGCCACTTGCCTGCGTAACCGGTCTTATAGCCTTTCCGGCGAAGCACCTCGGCGAAAGTCACGACGTGGTCACCAAGCGGGATGTTGTTGTTGGTGACCTGTGTGTATTGCGGATAGCACCCGCTGATTAACGCGCCCCGCGAAGGGGAGCAAACCGGCGTGGTGGCGTAAAAGCTCGTGGCGAGTGCTCCGTGACGGGCGATCCAGTCAATGTTCGGTGTGCCGACGATTTTGCCGCCGTAACAGCCGAGCGTCTTGAAGTGGTGCTCGTCGGTTTGGATGACCAGCACGTTATACGGATTGGCCAAGGCAGGTGATTGGCCAAGGGCTGCAAAAATGAGGGTGAGCAAAAGGCGTTTCATGGCGCCGAATCCTGCCGCTTGGCAAAGCGCTTGGCAATGCTGGGAGAAGTTTTTACTGTTCAGTTTCAAGTTTTCAATTGAGACACGAATTTGATTGGGGGAATTTTAAAATTGAAATCCCAGGCAAAGTAGCAGACTGACAGAAATAATTTACTTCTGGAAAATTGTTAAGTTGAAATTTAAACCCAATAGGGCTCAAAAAACTAGTATTGATTGGTTGATTTTGTAATGCAGACATAAATGGAACATCCTTTCTGTAATATTTAGTTAGGACAAAAAAAAAGGGTGACCACAATTAAGTAATCACCCTTCTCACGTTCTTTAGGGGTAATAACTCCTAAAGACTTAACTTACATCAAATTGTCAACTCTGACCAATCTGTAGTAGTAGTTACCATTGGCTGTCAAAGCTCCGGCACCATCGCTGTGTCCAAATGGATTGGATACGATTCCGTAACGTGTTTTGAAACCAATTTTTGGTTGAAAGGAACTTTCACCAACCGCACGAACCATTTGTAATGGAACGTAAGGACAGTAGAAGATACCTGCATCATAAGCAGATGAACCTTTGTAACCTACACAGACAAAGTTAGTTGCTGATGCACTGAAATATGGATCAACATAAACTTTGTAACGGCCGTTGAGTGTTCCAACGAATGTGTTACCTGTATCATCAACTCCGGCTCCGTCCATCATTCCACCCATGGCTAGAGCAGAAGCAACGTCTGAAGAACAGATGATGAGGTTACCTTTTCCGCGACGTGTTGACTTTGCGATTGCATTTGCATCACGCTCTACTTGAAACATCAGACCTTTGAATTTCTCAACAGACCAACGTCCATTAGAGTCAACATCAAGGTCAAACACACCAGCTGTTGATGTATTGTGTTGTGCTCCGTGTTCCGCACTAAAATAAATGGTACGGATAACTTCGCGGTTAATCTCTGCCAAAATCTCTTGTGAGAGAATGTTAGCAAGTTCTGTTTCAGCATCCAAACCGTGAACGGCTTTAAGATCCTGTGCCAATTCCATCGAGTACTCACCCTTGAGTGCACGTGTCTTAGCTGTAACAGTTACACGGTCAATTGAGAATGACATTTGCTGGAAATCTTCAGCAGCTGTACCTTGAGTTCCAGTAAGACCGAAAGTTTCAGCAGTTGCCGTTGAGTTACCTACACCTAATACTGCGGAGTATGTTCCACCCTGAGCTGCTGCTTGTGCACCTGCTCCGGAGCTGACCATATCATCTCCAGCATCACCAGAATGTGTGGATTCTGGTTCTGAGTACATGGCTTCAGCACCACCTTGTGAATCGTAACGAGGACGCATTGCGAAAATAAGTCCTGTAGGCCCGGTCATTGGTTGAACACCACAAACATCATAAGCAACTAAATTAGGCATTGCGCGACGAATCATGGAAATCAAAACTGGGTCTTGATATTGTACTCCACCAGTACCACTTGCTGTTGGTGCGAGTGATGTTAGTGAAGTTGTTGCTTCCATCAAAGAGCCGCGACCTTCTGCAGATGCCTGCTCTGCCATGGCTTTTTCTTGGTTTTCCAAAAGAACGGCGGTAACCGCTTTTCGGTATGGGTCTTTAATCTTGGGCATATCTGGATGCTCTAAGACAGGGGCCCACTTTTGTTGTAGTCCTTCAGCTAGATACATTTTTTGTAATCTCCTAAAAATGTTATTTGTTTAAACGAGTTAATGCAGAAGCATACTTACTCATAATTGGATCAGTAGTTGATTCAGAAATAGTTTGTTCTTCCTCAGTATTTTCCAATTCTTCTGTAATAGTTTCTGACTGTTGCTTAGGAAAATAATTTTCCTTAATGACTTCAAGTTTCTCAGAATATTGAGACTTGTCTTCAAAATCTATACCATCAGCCAATTTACCTAGTTTTTCTTTTTCGGTATCGGCGAGGTCTTCTGAAACTTCTCTCAAAGTTTCAGCCTTTTTATATTCAGCAAGTTCCTTTTTGATGTCTACACTTGTGTTAATAGACTCATCAAGTTTTTGCTCTAGTTCTTCAACTTTCTCAAATAGATCGTCAACAAGGTCAACTTTCTCTTCTGGAATGTCAATGTAATGCTCTGTAAAGAGGTTTTTAAGTCCTGTCATAAAGTCTTCAACCAATTCTGATCGAATTCCCTTTTCAACAGCTAACTCATTCTCTTTCATCCACTCTTCAGTAACATAGTTGAGATAACCATCAACTTTTTCTGTAACTGTGGACAAATGTTCTTCTTTTGCATCAGTAATTTCTTTTTTGTAACTGGTTTCTAATTCATCAATCCTTTGATTGACTTCAGAAAGTACTTTAGCTGAAACTGCTGCTTCAAATATTGTGGAAGCTTTAGTCTTAAAATCTTCAGAGAGGTCTTCACCATTTACAATGGCTTCAATGTCTTCTTTGACATCAATTTCAAGATCCTCTTTTTTGAGTTTCTTAGACTCCATTGGTTTTTCTTCTTCATCATCCTCATCAGCTTCTTCCTCTTCTTCTTTAAGAGTTGAACCCATGATTTTTGAAAAAGAATCGGAAAGTTCAGACTTCTTCATAGCATTAAGTTGGTTATAAAGAGCCTTAATCATTCCGGCTTTGGTTTTAGGAACAGAAACGGCTTCTTCGACCTCTTCCTTTTCCTCAGCAACCTCTTCTTCATCAACTTCTTCTTTTTCTACCTTAGCTTTTGCTTCATCTAAGATTTCTTCGCCCGAAGACTCCGCAACAGCTTGTTGCTCTTCTTCCAGTTCTTCAGCCGTTTGTTCCAAAATTTCTTCAGACATTGAAAATCTCCTATTTGTATCTGTTTGTGTGTTTACTAATATTATTTATAATAACTTATATTTACAACTTAACAATAAAATCTTTAAAAGCTTCAACAAGCACGTTCTCACGGTCTTTTCTTGAAGATTTCTCAATTTTATCTTTATATTCTTGGATCTGTGTCTCTTTAAGTAGACCATTATCCCAAACCCATTCTTTACCTTCCATGATTCCTGCCACAAAGGCGTCAGGAGCGGAGGGGTCAGCAACTATATCGGCTGCTGTTGCAAGGTAGAAATCTCCCTGCACTTCTGAAATACCATTTCTTCCTGGCTTTAAAGAACCCATACCTCTTGATGAAACTCCCAATTGAGCACCTTCATCAATAAGATTTTTTACAATCTTTCCGTATGGAGTATCTAAAATCTTAGCTCTTCCCATGAAATTTTGATCTACTTCTTCCAATTCTTCAATCATGTGGGAAACTCTTTCCAAATTGACCGTTGGCCCGTCTGGATGTCCCAATTCACCAAAAGCTCTTTTCTTCTTGATAAACTCTGTAGTATATCGTCTTGCTTCTTTTTGAAGAATTTCTGTTGGATAGATTCTTCCATTTCGATTCTTCTTATTTGCTTGCATGAAGATACCTTCAATGAAGTAGTTCTTACCACCACTCTTAGTAGCTTCTGTAAGAAATTCTACATTTGTTGCTTCTTCGCTAATTAGTTTCATGGTTCTCTCCGTTTGTTATTTTTCTTTTGCACTGGCCTGACGCATCTTAAAGGCATCTTTCATTTTCTTTTTAATTAAAGGTTTCAATCTTTTTTTCCATTTACCACCCATTTTTTGTACTTTAAGATCAGCCTTCTTCTCTATACTAGTTTTTACTCCAATTGAAGCTTCAGGGTCTTTATATTTTCCTGCCTTATCTACTAATGTAATTGCTTTCTGTCTTACTGCCTTATTTACTGCCTTATCAATTTTATCCTGAGAAGGTGGTTTTTTCATAGACCTTGCTCGTTTTATGGCAGTAATTTTTGATTTCTTTTTGGAAATAATTGACCTCTTCCTTCTTTGTTGAAGAGTCAACGCTTCCATAAAATCTTTAAAAGCTTTCATTAGTATTCTCTTTTTAATTCTTTCTCCACCAA